TTTATCAGTGCATTTAGACAAGTTAAGAACAACCACTATGAATGGGACAAGGATAGCAAGGTTTATCGTGCCCCGTTCAATACAGTCGCATTGAAGATTGCAAATACTGAACTAGGGAAGTATTTCCCCACAGTTAGGTTCGATGATAATCTTAACAAGTTGTTCAGTGACATTTCAGTTTACAATGCAGAGGTATACAACCCTACTCTACATGTAATCAACGGTAACCCTATGATTGTCGCTATCAATAGCGTTTTAGGGGAACTAACGCAAAATATGGATTTGAAGGTTGATAGTATCACATTGCACAAGTTGACAATGATGGGTATCGACATTGATCCTTCAGTGTATCAATCTGACCCTAGACTAGAGTTTGCAAGCAAGCGGGTCTATGAAATTGAAATGGATCAGGTAGAGATTGTTATCTCTTGGATGAAGAATCTTGGTTGCCAAAATGTCATTGTTGGCAGAGGACTTAGAACACACATAAGTCAGGATGCTTTATATGAACTTATTGCCAAATATGGTATGCAGCCATGTGGACCAATGAGTTTTGGTAAGCTTCCTGATGGAGTCAATATGCTTATTCAGCATACATCTAACATAGATGTTCGAGGTGCCTTCGCAGGTCAAATAAGTAAAACAGTCGTGCTTAAAGATAGCCGACCGATTGAGGTCAAATGAACGAAGCTAAAATCATAATTAAGGATGAAGTCAATGTAAAGATTGAGGGTCTTGAACTATCAGACCGTCGAGCATTGATGAAGAAGTTTGAGTACGAAAAGCCGGGGGCAAGATATTTGCCTTCGGTTCGTTTGGGTCGTTGGAACGGCAAGATTAGCTATTTCAGTCTAGCAGGCAGCACTTATCTGAACCTACTGGAAGACATTATCACATATCTATATGATAATAATTATGACATTGAACTGATTGACCATAGACAACAGCACGGTAAGCTAGAGTTTGATTTGATTCGTGAAGATAGCTTTGCTGACACTGTATGGCCAGTTGGACATGAGCGTGAGGGTCAGCCCATCGTGCTACGAGACTATCAGGTAGAGATTGTAAACAACTTCTTAGCTAACCCTCAAAGCCTACAGGAAGTCGCTACAGGGGCGGGTAAGACACTCATGACTGCTGCTCTATCTAAGAGCGTAGAACAGTATGGCCGCAGTCTTGTAATCGTCCCTAACAAGAGCCTAGTCGTGCAGACAGAAGCAGACTATATCAATCTAGGACTTGATGTAGGCGTGTACTTTGGTGATCGTAAAGACTATGGCAAGACGCACACAATCTGCACTTGGCAATCATTGAACAATCTGTTTAAGAACACAGCCGATGCAGGTGAAGAAAGCCTAGACGAATTCTTCTTTGATGATATTGCCTGCGTCATTGTTGACGAAGTTCATATGGCTAAGGCTGATGTTCTTAAGACGATGCTTACTGGCGTGTTCAGCAACATTCCGATTCGGTGGGGACTAACGGGGACGATTCCCAAAGCTGAAATGGATCGTGTATCATTGCTCGTTTCGCTTGGTCCTGTAATCGGCAAGCTATCTGCTAGTGAATTACAAGACCGAGGTGTACTTGCACAGTGTCACGTTAACATCGTCCAGCTTAAGGACAATGTAGAGTTCACCAACTATCAGTCAGAGTTGAAGCATCTATTAGAAGATGAAAAGCGGCTTGATAGAATCGCAGAACTTATTGAAAAGGTCAACGAGACTGGAAACACTCTTGTTCTTGTTGACCGTGTCAATGCAGGTAAAGAACTTGTCAGCCGATTAGGCGCTAACGCAGTGTTCGTCAACGGCGGCACGAAACTGACAGAACGAAAGGAAGAGTATGATGAAGTCGCTACTAGCGATGATAAAATCATTGTGGCAACATACGGAGTCGCAGCAGTGGGCATTAATATTCCTCGCATCTTTAATTTGGTTCTTATTGAACCAGGTAAATCTTTTGTGAGAGTGATTCAGAGTATTGGTCGAGGTATTCGTAAGGCAGAAGACAAGGACCACGTACAGATTTGGGACGTTACAAGTTCTTGTAAGTTCGCAAAAAGACACTTGACACAACGCAAGGCTTTCTATAAAGAGGCCAACTATCCGTTCACTTTGGAGAAATTAGATTATTAATATGTTGACAATCATAACTAACCGTGCTAGTATTATATTATGCGAATTCTAACATTAGATAACGAGTTCTATAACCTAGAAACTCTCCCCGACGAAATTGATGATTTGCGCTTTGCTATCCTAGATAATAGTGTTCCGGCAAACGTAGACTATCACTATATTCCATTAATCTTTTTGGAATCATTCAATAGTCCTGCACTTGTATTAAGAGTAGCAGACAAAGTTATCAAGATGCCAATTGACTGGCAAGTATTGATTGGTGAAAAAGAACACGGCGACCTAGAAGCATTGCCGTTGAGTAGTCTGAACGATAGGGGATTCAATGTATTTGAATTCAATCCATTAAGTTCATTCTCTCCCTCGTTCTTGCCAATTGAGATTGTAGATATCTATCCAGAAGTTACTTGGTATGCCCCAAGATTAAAGAATGGACAGTTTTTATGTGTCCCTATTGATGATGGAGAAAAGCCTAGATGCATATACTTTGTTAAAGAAGTCAGTAGAAATTGTGAAGTTATAGATTATTCTTTGGTTTATTAAGGAGCGTACAATGACTAATATTCTTGAATCATACAAAAAGAGCGTTAAGAAGAAGACTGAAGGCGATGTTATGGGTGTGATTCGCACTCTATTCCCTGACATTGAAGTCGAAACCTTCATTAAAAAGAAGGCTAAGAAGAAGTCATAATGTCATCTGGACATATATCATTAGGTCAGGCAAAATATAATAGAACGATGGCTAGAACTCCTCCTAGTGCTGGAGTCTTTAGACTTGATACTGCTAGGACACGCAAAGTAAGAAAAGAAAAGGAAAAGAAGATGGGTTGGTTTAAGAGAAAGTTTGCTCAATGGTGCCGAGAAGCATGGGAAAATTCTCGCAAAGAAGAAGTATATGCTACGGATACAGTAAGAGCCCATGACGGTATTAACGGTAAGTCTAGTGTTCGTTTCACCATTTATGCTGCTTCGGGCGGACACATCATTGAATATTACAAGCAAGATCGCTATAAAGATGGTGATGGTCCCGAACTTGTGATTGTTAATCAGGGTGACGAGTTGGGCAAGGTCGTTGAACATATTCTTACTATGGAAGCACTTCGCTCATAATGGCTAAAGAGAAACTATCAGCGGACGAAAAGTTCGAGAAGGTCGAGTTTGACCTCTTTGAAGCACTTGCGGCTATTGACCGCAAGGACTATTCGTATTATGATAGGTTGACTCCTGAACAGCAAAAGAAGTTCGTGCCATTTATGATGATTCATTGGATCAGTGCAGTTAAAGGTAGTGGGGATATTCAATCATACTATCTGCAAAGCACTGACTATCACGCTAACAAGTACTTGTTCAACGAGAGTGTTCAGAAGCATCCTAAGCTACAGTGGTTGATGTTGTGTGCTGCAAGCCCGGGTATAGGCAAACAGTTTCATCAATGGATTCCGCATATCCGTGAGCGTGTAAGTAAGCTTAAAGAAAGCCCAAAGCACAAAGAAATTAAGGACTATTACAAGAAGGTATATCCTAAAGCAAGTGACAGTGATCTTACCCTAATTACCGAGATATTTGTCATCAATCACAAGACAAAGATGTATCTTGCTAATAAGTTCCCCGAATTAAAGTTTGATGAGATTGAGTTATTAAGTGACCTTATTACAGACGAAGATATCAAAGAGTACGAAGAAGCCTTCGGTAACTAAGACAGAGTTCCAGTGCGAATTCTGTAATAGATATTTTCAGAAGGAAACAACTATGATGAGCCATCTGTGCGAGACAAAGCGCAGGTGGCAAGACCGCGACATGCCAGGTAATCGTATTGGGTTTCAGTCTTGGCTTGAGTTCTACAAAAGAAACACTGCAAGCAAGAAGCAAAAAACATATCAGGACTTTGCTAAGAGCGCATACTACATTGCCTTCGTGAAGTTTGGTCATTACTGTGTTGATATCAAGTGTATCAATATCAATCGCTATGCTGATTGGCTGTTAAAGAACAATGTAAAGATTGACAACTGGTGCAGCGATAGTAACTATGACAAGTTTCTGATTGACTATCTTAGACAAGAAGACCCGCTGGATGCTATTGCTCGTAGTATTGAGACTACGATTGAACACGCTAAGGCCGAAAAGTTACAGAGCAAAGACTATCTACGCTATGGTAACAGAAATCGCATCTGTAGCTTGATTGTCAATGGCAAGATTAGTCCTTGGATGCTGTATCATAGCGAAAGTGGAATTGAGTTGCTTGAAAATCTTGACGTTACGCAGCAAAAAATGGTGCTTGAATATATCAATCCTGAGAAATGGGCATTGAAGTTTCATCGTAGCACTGACGGAGTTAGTCAAGTCAAAGAATTGCTTAGTGCCGGAGGGTACTAATGCAGCAGTGTGTTTATATGGACGACAAGCTATTTGACGAGTGGACATATCAATTAATTGATAAGGCATATGACTGGAGAGAGCTTGGAATTTCAAATGAATATGTCAATCAAATATCAGAGCCTGAGTATGGCCTGAGGTTGATAAATTGGAGAGACAAAGAATTTGAAATAGTGGATGAACACAAGTATACTGTTTTTCTATTGAGGTACCGATAATGACAATATTCGGTTCATGTACAGTATTGATTTCTGATCCTGTAAATCCTGAGGAACTAGAAGAATGGTGTCGCAATAACCCTAACTTCGTGAATGTAGTTGCTACTGATGTTTCGGATGTTAGCTATAATGCAGATGTTATCTATGCCTATACTTTCACTAATGAAGAAGCTACGAATTGGTTTAAGTTGCGGTGGCTGTGAATAATGATATCGTGAATTATTACGACAATAGTAGAGGCTGGGCCGAAACAAATCCTGGATGGTATGAAGTAATAGTTCATGTTGCTGAACCTAGAGAAACAGTTACTAGGTATCAAGAATCAATTGAATGGATTAAGAATAATATTCATGGTTACAAAAAGCATTCTAGGTTTATGTATGCAGGAAACTATTTGAAATACAAGTTTAGATATGAGAGAGATTATTTATGGTTCAAACTAATTTGGGGCTAAGACCCGTTGACTATGATATCATTGATGCTGTTCCAGTAGAACAAAAGATTAAGAAGCAAATTGCAGTTAATGGTGAGTTTGTAGAACGCCAATTCATTCGCATACCTACTCGTAACGCAGACCATCATGCTAGAGGTACAAGTGAATTAGAAGAATGGTGCTACAAATACTATAACTCACCTAAATATTTAGGTCCTTGGTTTAAGGTATCAGGCTACATCATTCTTGATGAAAAGACATATACGCATTGGAAATTATGTGAATGAATTAACTGAAGGTGAGGGATATCTGTTCTTAGAGAATATTATCCCTAACGATTTGATTGACAGTATAAACACTAAACTTGATACATTGTATCCGGTTCGTGCATCCAGTGCAGATAAGCACTACGCTGAAAAATCTGATATCAAGAACCTACCGGACATTAGTGTTTGGTGGAGTCAGATGGTTATGGATTGGCCAGAAGCGCAGGCAATCAATGACCTATTGATCGGGCATATCAGCAAAGAACTTGATAACACACACTGGTATTCAAGTGATATCGTAACTATCAATGGTGATAGTAAGTGGGTCAATCCAC